CTGCAGTAGCTACGGTAGAAGCCATATTCTGTTGCTCAAGAACCATCTTAGTGGCATATGCAGTTGAGTAGTTGGGACAAGTTCTATCGTATAATCCATCCAATGCACACTGCTGAGATTTATATGCTACTGCATACCCAACACAATCTGTCATATACAGTGGGTTGAGTGAACACTGTTGATCGTGATACGCCACTGCGTACCCTCTACAAGTTGTAGAGTAAAGTGGATTAATTGAGCATTGCTGGTCTAGGTAAGCTGCAGCATAACCAGGACAGTCAGTGGCATAAAGTGTATTCAATGAACACTGTTGATCATGATACGCTTGTCTATAACCACTACAAGTTGTAGAATATAATGGATTGATTGAACACTGTTGCTCTAAGTATGCAGCTTGATATCCAGGACATTGCTGACTGAATAGTGAATTCGTTGAACATTGTTGTGTCAAGAATGCTGCAGCATATCCAGGACATGATGGATCATACAGAGCACTGATAGTACACTGTTGTACTGTATAGGCAGCTTGGTATCCAGGGCATGATGGAGTTGATAGTGGGTTAATTATACACATGTCAACAGCGCCAGTACCATTCAATGCTTGCCAGCTAAAGATATTCGCACTACCTGCTGCGATGTTTATCCCTTGACCATGATATGCTTGGAAGTATTCACCCTTGGATAAATCTCCTGCCATACCAGAAGTGACCATATTCCACTGAACACTCGCTCCAGCAATACGTGTATCAACTAAACCAGCTGAGTTGATTTTGATTTCGAAACTGTTACCACCTTGACTGCTACAACATTGACTTACGTTGTACCAACCATAAGTCATAGTATTACCTTCACGCAGATAATATTGATTCTGACCATTCCACGAATACAAGTCTGTGTGCAATCCGTAGATTGTATAGTTGTATCTCGAATCAGTTGTAGTTCTTAAGTCAACACCTGAACAACAAGCACCACCAAGACCAGAACGAGCAGGATCTTGGAAAGTTACTAGTCCATTGGTCATAGCCCAAGAGTTGTTAAACACTTTACCATAAAATGGAAAGTCAAACCCCAGTGGAACATTATTATACGAATCATCCCATGTAGTGATGTTTACTGCGTTTGCATTATTTCTAATATCAGTTAATGGAACTGCAGCTGTACCAGTACCTACCGTTACAGATAAACCTGAACCACCTGGAATTGGAACGGATACTAGACCACCCGTCCCATTATTGACTGGTGTAACAGTAAAGTTGGTTCCTGGAATTTGTACTTGTGCGTGGACTGTGCAGTGACCAAGTAATACTGCAAGTAGAAACGCAGCTATTACAAAGACTACTCTCATGAGTTAGTCCTTGCTCTTAACTTTCTGTGGCTTGCGCTCTGGATCTGCTTCCCAAATTGCTCTGGCTTGCTCACCGATTTTACCATCGGCTGGACAAGGTGTACCAGCATTCATCATTGCAGAGAATACACGTTCGTCTTGACACATAACAGCAACTGCTGCTACTTTCATACCCATGTCATAAATACCACGAGCAAGTTTTAGACGTTCGCAATTCTTATCAGTGCTAGTGCCACCGAAAGAGATACCTAGGATTTGAGTTTGTGCTGCGCCTGAGTAACCAACAGCACATACGTCACTGTTGATAACTGTCACTGCTGGAGCAACTGCTGTTGGAGGTGGGGATTTTACCGTAGTGGTACTTGTTGAGTTCGAGTTTGAATCTGTTGTAGATCTACTTGTCGAATCAGTTACGATGGGATCGATTGCCCATGCGTTGCCCGACAGTACCATTGCAGATACTGCTAGGATTGCGCAGATTTTTCTCGGAACTGCGCCAGTTCCTGTTAAACTTTTTGCCATCTTCTATCCTTATTAACACCACGTGGTGTTTGTTATTAATTCTTACACAACAATAACAGGATTCAGGATTTACTACATATGATTCAAAATTATATGAATTTGTTTAGAGGGTTATGGGGATCCACAACCATAGTGCTTGGGACATTAAGAATGCTCCAAGGATACCAACACCAATACTCGCTTTATACATTCTAGTATTAACAGCTAAGATAGAGGCTGTCAGTAACACGATGGCGATTTGAAACAAACTACCAGCGTATGTATAGAATGGGCTACGATGTTTGGCTACTGCACGATCTGATTCAAGTTTTTTGGCTTTGGCCATCAACTCTTTCTTACCTTCACCAGTTGCTGGGTCAGATTCATAACGATCGATTTTCTTTTGTAAAGATTCAATCTTCTTAGTATCTTTACGGAACTGCGCATCATCTAAAGACTGCTCAGCCAATGTTTGTTTAATTGACTTAGCTTGATAGAATGACCATGTGTTGTTAGCTTCAATGGTGTTATTCAAGATTTTACTTGAATTAGAACCACCCATTAAAGTATTAATAGCCAATAGAGCTGCAAGAACGCAGATTACTAGACCAGCTTTGTCTTTAATTTGGGCTTCTCGTTCAGAGCGAGAAAGTGGCTTAACTTCTTGTGTCATAATTCTACCTTATTTCTTTATACCAAATTATTTAGGCAAAATTGTAGTTTACAACGATCCTTTTACTGGTTTTTACAGGGGTTTGGCTAGCGTGCATAATATTACCTGAAAATAGCAAACAATTACCACGTACAGGAACTACTCTGTGGGTGATGCGTCTATCTTGGTCGAATAGCACAGTGCATCCATCTGAATTATTAACATAGTAAATCATGACCATATGAGCAAAATAACCATCAACGTGAGGAGTTGTATATTGGTCATCTCTTCTCTGTTGCTGGAGTTGTAAGTTAGCTTTAATGCGGATTAGCTTTTTGATGGGAATATTAGCCCTGTTGCAAAACGCTTCCAGAATCATGGCTCCATGTTCATAGTGTGGGGAGTTTGGCTTATCAATAAAAAGAAAGTTTGTCATCATTGGGGTTTCCAATGTATGTTGATCTTTGTATTGTTCAGCTACATCTTTTGTAACTGAACCATGGTTATCTGCAGTTGAGAGATACCATGGAAAGTTATTGGAGAACCCTGCTTCAATCTGATCTTTTTCGGTTTCACTAAAAATATTATTATATACTTTGATCATCGTAGTGGCATGCGTGGAGGTTTTTCCTCGATGGGATTCAAATCAATTTTAATGTTATCTGTAATCTCAAGAACTTCAGCTGAGGGTTCTATCAGATGTTTAGTATCAGCTATACCATTATCACCTGCATGATATGTTTCAATCTTAGCGTCTTGCTTTGGGCTGAAAAAGTCGTTGATTACATCCTGAGTTTCTTCGGGAAGTGGTTCGACTTTCTTGAAAGAAACTTTATCAAAGATCTCGTTCCACTTACTGGGCTTTTCTTCAGGTTCTTCTTTAGATTCGACTTGAACTGGAATTACTTTAGGTCTTTGTTCACGTTTCAGATTCCAGTTAGCAGCGATCAATAATAGAACTGCCAGTGGATCAAACACAGAAACGATCATAATGATAACCCAACGAACTGCTTTTTCTAAAACATCTTCAGCTGGATTATCCTCATAAATTAATGCTGCGATATATTTTATTGGACCGACTTCGGCTTCGACTTTGCGGACTTCGCTGGCGATTGGCGCTCTTTCTTCGTTGAGTTTGGCGATCTTGGCTTGCGTGGTGCCGATTTCTTGGAGGATTCTGGTTCGGTCTTTTTGCTGTCCTCTACGGATGGCAATGGCTCGCTCTGCTCCACTGGCTTCGGTTGTTCTACTGATGGTTTGATCGACTTGAGAATCGAGTTGAGAAAGTTCTTTACGATTTGCATTTAAATTTTCCTTTTCGGTTTTGATTTTTTCATCTATCAAAGATAACTTTGCTGCCACGTCACCAGTTGGAATAGCTTGGTCTAAGTGTGCCTTTGATAGATATCCAAAAATACCCATTGATGTTAACAACATTAAAATAGTTAATGCCACAGTGAAGTACGTCTTTAACAACACTGGTACTTCTTTCCAGTTACGGTATAACCATGATGCTACAACAAGTTTCGATGCTTCAAGCAATGAACCCATGATAAAAATAGGAATTACTGCCGACGCAAAGATCGCAATTAATCCCATAACTGAATAGTAAGCAGCACAAGCCGATAGAGCAAGTGCTGTAGCAAATAGTAAGTATGTCATAATTTATTCTTGATATGAGAACCATGGACTCGGACAGAGATCTGTCCATTATAGTAGTCGTCTGATTCCAATACTCTCCTTGTAAACTGCTCTCGTGCTTCCACGTATGAACATTCTGCTTTTGATTTACAGAAAAACAAAATCTCTCTGGCGAATTGTTCTTTACCGAGCAATTCTACATCCTTATTCAATTCAATGCTAGAACCATAATAGTCCATCCAATCAGAATCTATCTTAGATTTGATTTTCTTTTTCTTCTTTGTGCCATTTTTCAAAGTAACAGTTCTTGTTGTTGTCTTTGAAAACTTGGCTAGCTTCTTTCCGATATACTTGCGACTTGAAGTCAGGTTTGTAATTTCATATACAAACCCGACACAGTCTTCAGGTAAAGATTCAACGATTTCAGTTTTATAAGTCCACATAGTGAACTATTTATTCGTCCTCGTCAAGATCCTCTTCTTCGTAAATATCTCCAGAACATACTGGACAGTAGACGATATCTTCTAAACGATGCTCGTCACCCTTAACAGTAATCTTTCCTGTTGCGCCACATTCAGCGCACTCAAAATGTTTTATTGTCATGCTGCCTTACCCCATACATCATTCCAAGAACCTGACAGAGCACCTTTAGCGTAGTCTGTAACACGATTCTCGAAGAAGTTTCCATGCACTGGTGCATTAATCATTTCCTCGACCCAAGGTAAAGGGTTACGTTTAACTTTAAAGATACCTTTCATTCCCAAGGAAATAAGGCGACGATCAGCGATGTAACGAATGTACTGCTTAACATCAGCTGCAGAAAGATCACGCATGTCACCATTGGCGTAGCAAAGGTCAATAAACTTATCTTCTAGCTCTACCATCTTTTCAGCGATTGTGTAGATCTTACCTTTAAGTTCATCGTTCCAGATTTCATTATTCTCTTTGATAAACTCCTTGAATAGACGGATCATGTTCTCTGAGTGCATCGTTTCATCAACGATAGACCAAGTAACGATCTGCCCCATTCCCTTCATCATGCCATGACGAGGAAAATTAAGAAGCATAATAAAAGAACTAAACAACTGCATACCTTCGGTGAAAGCAGAGAATACAGCGATGTGCGTCGCTGTAGATTCCAACGTACCATTTTTCGAACTGAGTTCGGTAACATAATCGTGCTTGTCTCTCATCTCCTGATATTCAAGGAATTGATTGTACGTGGTCTCAGGCAGACCAAGTGTTTCAATCAAATGGCTATATGCTGCTATATGTAGAGCTTCACGTGCTGCGAAACCCATCAACATCATTCTTATTTCAGGCTGCGGAAAATAAGGTAGATAATTATTAACATAACCACCAGCAACGTCAATGTCTCCCTGCGTGAAGAATCGGAAGATGTTTGTGAGGAATTGTTTTTCTTCATTGGTTAATTTCTTTTTCCAGTCTTTAACGTCTTCA